ATGAATTGTATTCAACCAGCTAATTGGCAATATTGTTATCGTATTGATGAATGGTTGTTACCAGACCTTTATCAGGGTGCTCAAATATACCTTGACAAAAGAATGGATTTCTTGTATAAATCAGAGAGGGAGTATCTCAAAAATAAATGAAAATTTTCCTAGACACAGCAGACACTGAAGTCATCAGTAAGTATTTTGAAACTGGATTGATTGATGGTGTTACAACCAATCCATCATTGATTATGAAAGCAGGAAGAGATCCTGAAGTCGTGTATCAAGAGATTAAGGATATTGGTGTTCAAGATATCAGCATGGAAGTTATGGGTGATGCTCAAACTATGCTGAACGAAGCACTCCGATTAGTTGATAAGTTTGGCAGTGTTACCACAGTTAAACTTCCTTGCACAAGAGAAGGTCTATTAGTTTGTAAAGAACTCTCTAAGGAGAAGGTTCGTACCAACGTCACATTGATCTTCTGTGCTGCTCAGGCAGTCCTAGCAGCAAAGGCTGGTGCAACTTATGTCTCACCCTTTGTAGGACGGTTAGACGACCAGTCAGTGGCAGGTCTGGAGGTTGTACGATCCATCTCCGAACTCTATCGGATTCATGGTTCTCAAACTAAGGTTCTTGCAGCATCAATTCGTAATGTTCAACGTGCAATTCGTTCTTGGTATAATGGTGCAGAGATTTGTACGATGCCACCAAGTGTGTTTGATGCAATGTATGATCATATTTTGACCGATAAAGGTCTTGAGATCTTTGATCGTGATGCCGCAAAGATTGTTAAGGAGTGGGAGAGTAAGTGAAGTTCATCGGTCTCAGATTGGATGAGCACGATGCAAATGTAACATATACTGATGGAAGAAAGGTAAGATATTACTCTAGTGAAAGAGATCTTCAAATCAAACATCATGGTTATGAAGATCTCACTTCATGGACTCATCTAATCAAACGTTGGAATATCAATCCTTCTGAAATTGATGCCATTGGAATTGTCATCGATGAAGATAAGCATCAGTATTTGAACACTAACGATACTAAAATATATGAATCTATTGATATTAATACATTCCGAGACTTGGAATTTACTTGTCCAATATTCAGGATCGATCACCATTTAGCACACTCTCTCAGCATCTGGCCTATAGGAAAGTCAGATGTTGATTTAGTTTTTGATGGATATGGTGACGATAATATTGTTCATTCTGTTTATCAGAATCTAAAACGAGAAGAGTTTTATCGTATTGAGGACTGTCTCAGTTTTGGATCTTTGTTCACTTCAATTGCAAAGAAACTAGACATTAAGGGAAATCAATTTGATCTTGCTGGTAAGTTGATGGCACTTCAATCGTATGGAAATATAAAACCATATGTTGTGAATAGATTAAAAGACATGACTATCATGGACTTTGATCTTGTATGGTCACAATGGAAATTAGAATGGGAAGATCGTTTAGATTATGTTCGTTCTTATCATCGAGCAACTGAAAATATATTTGCAAATTATTTTTCTCAGTATGATGGAACTATTTCTTATACTGGAGGCATAGCACAGAATGTCGTTATTAATACTGAGATTAAAAAACGAGTATCTAATCTTATAATTCCTCCTCATGCAAATGATTGTGGACTGAGTTTAGGTATTGTTGAATTTCTTCGGAAGTGCTATGATCAAGAACCATTTGACAATAGTGGATTTCCATTTTGGCAAGATGATGAAGCACCCAAAGATATACCAACGGAAGAAACAATAAAAACAACTGCTGAGATGTTAGCAGATGGAAAAATCGTTGGTTGGTATCAAGGTCATGGTGAGATTGGTCCCAGAGCATTAGGTAATAGATCTATTCTTATGGATCCATCTATACCTAATGGGAAAGATATTTTAAATGATAAAGTAAAGGAGAGAGAATGGTATAGGCCATTTGGTGCATCTATTCTTGAAGAAGAAGTTTCAAATTATTTTGATTGGAATGACAAATCTGAGTATATGCTCTATACTATGGATGTGATAGAACCAGATAGATTTCCTGCTATTACTCATGTTGATGGAACTTGTAGGACACAAACTGTTGGTTCTTCTTTATATTATCAATTGATTAGTAACTTTAAAGATCTAACTGGTATACCTATGGTACTGAATACATCTTTAAATATGGGTGGGAAACCGATTGCTGGAACTCCTGCTGATGCTATTGATTTATTACATGCTTCTGATATGGATGCTTTAGTAATTGGAAACAGAATCTATGAATAACGTTTGGAAAAACTACAAAAGAGTTCTTTGGGAAATGTTTCCTGATATGGAAAACATTTGTGACTGGGCAGATTGGGAAGGTAAGAACCTAAACCTTTCTGCTAAGTTATACAGCAACGATTATATTCTCAAGTCCAGAGAAGTTGAGATCTGGAATGAGAAGACCTGTATCTACAACACGATCATCTATCCAAGGACGGGAGCAAATCTTCCTTGCTTTGGTATGGACTTGATGATGTTCTTTCCTAAGAAGGTAGTAATTACTTTTGACTTCCAACATCCAGTAGAGAACTATCGTTTCTCTGTGGATGGTCTTCCTAAGTGTGAGGGTGGTATTCGGTTCTTTGAACCAGGAAATCACTTTTCCGATAATTTATATGTTGCAAAATGTACAGAAGAAGAAGTAGAATATCATCTTCCAGCATTTAAAGAATACTTGAGGCATTATTGGAAGATGTTAAATGATGCTAAACCAACTGGTAATGATGTTTCTGAGTATAAAGATTTTGATACTTACATGACAAAACTAGATCCTGTTGCAGGATATCTTAAAAGTAATTTCGGTGCAGAGAAATCCGAACAGTTTGTATCCGATTTCCTATTTTCATATGCATAAATAAAAACATGAGAGTTGAAATACTCTATATGCAAATTCAAATTCACATTCAATAACTCTCTGGGCAGTACCCTCTATGGGTCTGCCCTTTTTTTGTCCTTTATTTGTATTGTATGGAACTTTACGAAACTCCTCAAGGATATCTCTATAACTTGCACACCGTAAACCGAAAGGAAGCTAGGAAAATGTGGAGAAGAAGAATCAAAGAGCAATGGGACAATCAATGTGCCTATTGCGGTTCAACTGAAAACCTAACTATCGATCATGTAGTTCCAAAGTCAAAAGGAGGAACTAACTATACAACAAATGTTGTTTGCTCTTGTCTATCCTGTAACGGATCAAAAGCAAATACTGAATGGCAAGAATGGTATTTAAACCAAGATTTCTTTCAAGAAGCAAACAAACGTAAGATTCAAGATTGGATTGGGCATGAAGAGGACGGTAAAGTCAAGTTGTATCGGTACAAACCAAGGAGAAATTATGTTCCTGGAGTAGCTTGATACATATATAAATGTAATATAACAAAGAGTCTATGTATAGGCTCTTTTTTATTGCACATTTAAAATTACCGTGTTATACTTTTACAGTTGGAGATGAAGACTATGTACACAATTTATTCAAAATATGGTTGTCCATATTGTGAAAAAATCAAAAGCATCATGGAACTTGCAGAACTAAAGCATGTTTCATATGAATTGGGTGTTGATTATACCCGTGAAGAATTCTATAAAAAGTTTGGTAATGGTTCTACTTTCCCTCAAGTAATGCTTAATGAAGATTCTGCCGAGTCAGTTAAACTTGGTGGATGTACCGATACTGTTCAATATCTAAAAGAAAATAACATGGTATGATCACTCAGAAACTAGCAGAAATCTACGATATCATTGAAGGTGCAGTTGATGATGCAATCGTTCGTCAAAAATTTAATTTGAGACTATACGATTATTTGAAGGATAACAAATTTACAAAAGATGAACTAGATCAAATTTTGAATAGTTCTCCTGTAAGTACAATCAAAACTACAAGTACCGATTTGGGAGAGTATATTGAAGGTGGTTCTGACAATGAACATAAACAACTTCGTGAAGCATATGGATATTTGTCAAAACCACTTGCTAGAAAAGTAAAAATTTATATTGATGGTATCGTAGAAGATGTCATAAAATATAAGAATACAAAGGGTAAAAGAAAAACTAGAAAAATTAAATGAATGGTCAGGAAATAAATAATACAGATCTTAATGTTGATCGTGGATTAGAACTATTATTGTCGCATGGGAGGAAACCTCAAAAAATAGATAATAGATTACTATCTTTTAATATAAGACTTTTTAGTTTTGATGTATCTTTCAGCATTAAAAAAAGTTCTCGGGAGGACGAACCATGCAAGAAGCACTCATCGCAGTAAGCATATTGCTCTTGATTTCTTATTTGTTTATTGGTATAATCATTGGATGGTTAGTGAAAGAGAACCTTTATTCTTACAAAGGATATACCCATCCAGAAATGTTTGATGAAAACGGTAACATCCTACCAGATGAAATTTTAGCAGTACGATTTGAAAACAGTTATGACGACTACTACGAAACAGAAGAAGACTCCGACGACTAAGGCTCTTCCCGAACTACCAACCAATGCATTCATGCATGAGATTCTTGAGGTAGTTTCAAAGCAACGTAGCAATGCAAAAAAAGTGGAGGCACTCAAAAAGTATGATTGCCTTCCACTTAAGAGCATTCTGATTTGGAACTTTGATGAATCTGTAATCTCACTGCTTCCTCCTGGAGAAGTTCCCTACGGTAATCTTAAGGAAGACGTAACAGCATCTGGCAGTCTTTCTGATAAAATTAAGGCATCTTCACAGTCACAAAATTCTATTGCCGAAGAATCCCAACGGGCAAAGAAAACTTCTATCCGTAAGGAATCTACTAAACTCTATAATTTTGTGAAGGGTGGTAATGATTCTCTCTCTTCTATCCGAAGAGAAGTAATGTTCATCAACATTCTTGAAGGTCTACATCCTGAAGAAGCAGAAATTCTTGTTCTTGTAAAGGATAAAAAACTATCCACCAAGTACAAGATCTCTTTTGACAATGTGAAGGAAGCATATCCTGATATTACCTGGGGAGGTCGTTCTTGAAAATTATTCATGAAGATTGTGATCCAAGTTTGGCAGACGACAAATCTCTGCCAACTTCAAGTTTCCTTGTAGAATATGTCATCGGCAAAGATATTCATTATGATATTGTGATGGCAGCAAAGCAAGTAGAAATTTTCGATTATTACTGGGACAAGTATAGAGAAGATCTACTTACCTTTAATCAAACGCAAGGAAGAATTAGTCCCAAACTATGGGGGTATAAAGCACCAGAAGGAAAAAAGAAAAAGAAAGATGACTAAAGGATTTGGTGGATTCACTAACAATAATGTAGATGACTCCAGAGATGGTAAGGCAAAGGTCACGATTGATCAACGTGAGGTTGACAATCTTCTGAAAGAATACAAAAAGATTAAAAAGTATATGAGATCACCTCTCTTTCAGGTAAAGACTATGGATGGTACTGAAAATTATGTCAGTAAATTGGTTGAAGAAGCCAAGGATGTTGATCTCTAAATAAAATGTGCCTTGACAAATTAACAAGGTACGTTTAGAATCCAAATATATGATCTCATTATTATGGACTATAAACCTTATTCACCTGAATGGCATAGAAAAAGATACTTGAAGGAAGCCCTAGACAAGTATCTTGACGATTACGTTGATAATGATATCATTATGGATGATATTCTTAGTATTATATGTGATCGTCAAGAACGAGCACATGCAGAATATCATAAACTAGAGGATCTAGAACTAAAACTGCGGGACTGACATGCTATCAACACAATACAGACTTAGACTAGAGTTTATCTGTAAGAAGATTGCAAACAAAGAAGAAGTACACCTTGAAGATATGATCTGGGCAGAGAAACTTGCTAAGAGACATACAACTGCTAGAGATTGGTTAAACAAAGCACGTCGTCAATCTTCACAGGACATTGAAGAAGGTAGTATGGATGATTTTATGAATAGGATGGGACTAGGAGACCCCGACCCATCCAATTATAAAACGGGGTTCGACAGTGCGGATGAAATTCGTGACTGGTTCAAACGTGATAAACCTGATGATTGGAGACAACGTGACTAAAGAAAAATGGAGAAAGGAAACCAATAAAGTTATTGCAGATAACTTGGTACAAAACATTTCTTCTCTGTTAGATGCTAAAGTTATCCGACAGACAACACTTAATAGTAGAGGAGAAAGCACTCGCAGAATTATCTTTGAATATGACTATGAAGGTTCCAACTAAAGAAGAATTGATTCATCTAAAAATTCAAGCAGCAATGCGAGAGAATGCATTCATCGATTCAGAACTAAAATATTTGGGTGAAAAAGAAGGACACCATTGGTATCTTGTAGCAGGTGAGCACGAAGTATCAGCAAATCAAATTGAGGAATTTGAACAAGAGGAAGATGACTGAAGAAACTGTAGTAATCTATTCTAATGAAAGTCAAGAATGTGATCGTATGAAATCACTTCTTAAAACACTTGGTGGAGAGTTCCACGAATATATTTTAGGAAAACATTTTACCGAACATCAGTTTCAGTCTGAGTTTGGACGTGATGCAACTTATCCTCAGGTTGCTATTGGAAGAGAACATATTGGTAGTATGAAAGAAGCTCTTCAGTTTATGAAAGAGAGAGGTCAATTTGCTTAAGGTTTCATATTGTTAAAAATCCAGACAGCATAATCATTTAATTGAAACTCTCCTTCCATATCTTCTGGAAACTCTGCTTGATATAAATGTGTATCATGAGTTAGAGTTTTAAAGACATGTTTAATTCTTGCTTTAAATTCTGAAGAATAATTAAATGATCTAGACATGTCTTTAGCATATCTCCAAAATTTTGTATCGTAATCTGAACCATAGAAGTAATGCCACATAATCCATTCATGTACTTCTGTGATGTGTCTCATTACAGCATCTTCTACTCCATGCCCACTTCCCTCTAAACAAGCTTCTACAATACTTTGTGCAACTAGTCCATACATTGGAGTTGCAGTTGATTCAAGAGGTTCTAAAAAGAAAAGTCTATTGCCATTTAGAATTGTCTTTTTTGTATCTCCAAAAAGGGTTTTGGACAAATAGTTTTTGAATGATACTTTATGAATAGTATCAACACCAAACATTTCTTTGAAGTTTTTTTCTGCTTCTTCTGGTGATGTAATCTCATCATTAAAAACATATCCAAAAGAGTGACCATCACTGAGTGGTATTTTAAAGCACCATCCATCAGGGGTTGCTATATTTTCAGTCCAAACTTCATGTGCTCTAGATCCAGTGGACCTGCCAAGTAAGCAGCAGTTCACTGGATTTTCTAATGTCCTATAATCATCCCAATTATTACAACTCTTTCCTCTACAGTCAAAGATAATATCATAATCATCAGAAATATCTTTAGGAGTAAAGTGCCCTTCAACGAACTCAAATAGATCTGATTTTAAGAAATGATTTCTTAATAGTTTTGGGTCATAATGATAAGATACATTTTGACCTAGTTTGTAGAGTAATTCTTTATTACCTCTAGCCCAATTTTTATAAAAGAAACCAACCTTCGGTGTTATGCCTACTGGATTATCAAATCTCTCATCAACCTTTAAAACTTTATGAATAGCATGTGATACATTCAATGTGGTTCCTTGCCCTACGATTTCTGTAGATATTTTTGGATCATGGAATACTGTAATTTTTGGATCTGCTTGTCTGTATTCTCTATTAGTATACATTGACATAATGGAGGAAATCACTCCAGCATTTCCACTACCAATAACTGCTATTTTCATTCTAAAAATTCTTACCTGTTATATTTAACCTTTACGAATCGTAGACTATTACAAAATTGTATCGTATTATACAGAACTACTTGACTATATATTAGAGAAGGTCTATAATAGACCTACGTTCATCCAAGAGGACTACACATTCTCAAAGGACGCAAGTAAGTCGCGGAACGGAGCGTTCATCCTATGTTATCATTACTGACTATCTTTGCCATGCATGTCCCACCTGAGAACTATCTCAGATGTGAGGACTATCATTGGTTGAAGAATGGGATTCAAGAGACTAATCTCTTTACTCCTGTGGAAAAGTTTGAAATCATTCTTAATTGGATGGAGCATACTGATCCTCATTGTTTTGATAACAAGGACGCACACGACTGAAGGAACGGGAAACACGGATCCTCGGAAACGAGAGAAGGTTAATTTCACCCATTCTTTTAGGAGTATACCAATGAATACACTTCACATGATTAAGAAGCAGATTGAAAAAGCATCTGCACTTCACGACGCACAAATTCATATGACT